TACCTGCTACGGGGTATGTGGTAGTTATTGATGCATAATTTATTTGGCTTGTCATACTGTTATCCTATCGTTTCTAAATACTAGATATTTATCGCTTGCAGTTCCGGTGACAGAATCTATTATATAGCGATCTATGGTATAATCGAGATTTTTAAATTCAAATCCGCTGTATTTTATGTTTAAAAGTATCGTATCGGCAGTTCCGGGCTTGCAGTAACACAGCGGTACAGCTAGTTTAAATCCTAATTCTGATTTGGTTCCGGGCTGTATACTACGCATCCAAAGCGGCAAATAATTGCGTTCAGAAGTGCCTACACCGGCAAGTCTAGTCTGCCAGTTGGTTATACTGTTTGGATAATAGTTTCCGGGTCTAGGATTACTGGTCTGATAGCCGGTGCTGTCAACGGTCACTATTGGATCTGGTCTATGATTAGTTGGAGCATCGACTCCTAGATCGCTAAGACTTCTCGACCAAAAATTCGTACTGCTATCGGTAGTTATCAATTGGCTATTGACACCTCCCTTTTTAGATAAAAATACTTCTATAGGTAAATGCTTGCCATCCTTTTCCATAGGGTCTAGCATTTCATAATATACTACTTCATAAACTGATTGTCTAGTAATAGGATCTATGGCTACTGCCTTTTCGATTCCGCCCCAGGCAAAGCGTTTGTTTTTATGATTTAATCCCATAGCACCCACATAGGCGCCTGCCGCTTGTGTTTGAATTCCGGCATACACAACCATGCTTAGTGTTGACTGTACACCAAAACTCGAGTCATTAGTTCTATAGATATATGCTGGATTAAAAACATTGTTATCATTAATAAATGCTTGCCATGTTGATCGTTGTGAAGCTTTTAAATATGGCTGGACACGAATGTTACTATAACTATAGGTATTTGGTGTAGATATTTTAACAGTGAATGTCTTGGTAACTGCACTATAATTAAATTGATCCTGTGCTTGTACTGTAAATGTATAGCTTCTATCAAAACTGGCAGTGTCAGCATCGAATGTAGTAGTGCCCTGATCGATAGTTATTAGTCCGCCGCCTTTGGCAGCAGAATAAAATTGATTTACTCGACCGATTATTTCACCGTCTGGGCTTAGTATTAGACCCGGAGGTAATCGACCTCCTATACGTGTGTATATTACCTGAGCTCCGGGTACGGTACTAGTAGCATCTATCTTAAGAGTACTGTTGTATTCTGCTGGAATACTGCCTAACGAACTAGGAGTTTTAAATTTTATAACACTGTCGATTTCTCCGATTAGATTCAATGTAAATGTTCTCGAAGCGTTGACGCGATCAGTTTTATTACCGAATCGAACAGCAGTGATGGTAAATTTATATGATTTGGTAATTGCTGGCTGGTATGGTGACACACCATATATTTCACCAGTGTTGATATCAAAATTTAAACCTGGAGGTAATGTGCTCAGGGTTCCAATATAAAATACGATATCATCTGGGATATTTGCAGTCAATGGTTTGTCCAACTGTAATCGATAACTACCGCTCCCTAAACTCTGTACTGCTATTATTTGATAATTGATTCCGGTTGCAGGATCATAATAATTAGAAAATGTTAACCATTGGTTGGCAAGTGGAGTACCGTTGGCGTTTGCTATAGTTAAGTAATAACCACCAATAATATTATCTGTCATTAAAGATTTTTTGGTAAAAGTAAAAATTTCTTCATTGGTAGTTTCTAATCTTAACAATACATGATTACTGTCATATAGTTCTACAGGAATAGTTATGTAATTATTTGCTCTATATGTGCCTAAGTAACTGAGAGTTTTAAACGCAGGCTGTCTTAGATATGTAGCATCAGCGGTGAACATACCAGCAAGGCTATCGTGTATGGTACTGTCAGCTCTAAAAGAATCGTCACCTACTACAAAAATTCTAAAAATCCTCTGTGTATAATTGTTACCATCTGTCAATGTAACTTTGAATTGAAAATTTCTACTTAAACTAGTTGGACGAGTTTCGGCTAGACTGAAATCATAAAACACATTATCAAAAATATAACTGTCATAACCGTTGGTTGGTAGAGTGGCAAAATCGTATGCTACTGCATCGAAGAAACTTTCATCATAGGTACCGGCACCATCTGCAACTGTTATTCTCAATACGGGAGTTATAAACCCAGATATAAGACCATCTTCGCTTAGAGTTAGCCCTGGAGGTAATTCGCCGTCACCGGATGAAATATAATAGGTCAATTTCTGCCCAGCCGCAGTTCCTAGATCAAATGCTTCTAATTGAAAATTAATATACGTTTGATCCAATGCATACATCTGTGTACCAAAATCTATTTCACCAGCAGGAGTAATAAATGTAGGTGGGTTGTTGGATGACACAGTCATGAAGTATGTACGGTCTGAAATATCAACACCGTTGGATGCACGTATGCAGAATGAACTGGTTCGACCGTTGTCTAATATTTCAGGAGAACCTTTTATAGCGTTTCCTAATATGTGTAATCCTGGGGGTAATGCACCTGAAATCACTGTTAGAGAAAAGGGACCTGCGGGTACAGTTATCGGTAATGCCACGGTCAAGCTGACTGCTTCGGGAAAAGTACCAAAGCTGTAACCTGACGGTTGATTCCAAACATTTAAAGCCATGGTTGCTCTCTTTTAATATTAATAATTAACTTAGTCCCACAGACATCGCGATCACATAACCTTTACCGACACCAGCAGTAGTTTGAACAGTCGTGTCCGTAAAAGTTATTGAGATAGCTCTCGCCGCACCAATAGTCGGAGTTATCAATGTAGGACTTGTAGCAAATACTAATTTTCCGGTACCAGTCTCATCATTAATAACGGCAGCCAGTTGTGCGCTAGTAGTAGCGGCAAACGCACTAAGATTGTTGGCAGTAGTGGTTAATGTTCCGCTAGTTGGTAATGTTAAACTAGTATTGCCAGTTGTGGCCAATGCTAGATTGTAAGCACCGGTAGTGACTAAATTTCCAGCTAGGGTCAACTGACCGATACCACCTGCAAGATGATCTGCAAATGAACCAAAGTTTAATTTGTCATTTACTGGCGTATCTGAAAATAGTCCCCAATCTAATAAGTAACCTTTCTTGCCAGCTAGCCCGTCTGTTTCATATCCTGTTGGGGTTAAGAATGATCCCATATCTACATTTAAGTTATTTGATTCAACTAGTAATGAATTAAAATTTGTTGTAATTGGAACATTATATCCGTAGACTGTGCTTTGGATATCACCACCGTAGACATATTTGTTATTGAGATTTAAATTGGCACCTAGTGTAGGTGTTGGATCGCTTTGAAGGCGTGTTACGGCCGCAAGGTTGACTGTATTGCCTGTACTAGAAATTGTAACAGAACCATTGGTACTGGTTAGGGATTTGAATTGTAAGTTGGTTGTATCTTTTGCAAAAAATATTCCAACGCCTGAGCCTACATTGACTCCGTTTGCGATCGCAGCCGAAGCGTTTAATTCAATAAAGTTTGCATTAACTTTGGTAAATGCAACCCTTAGATCATCACCGGTCCCGTCATTTGCATAGTTACCTAAATTAATTGTTTGAATCGTCATAATATTTGCTCTCTTTTCATATTTATGGTTAACCAAGTCCTACAGACATTGCAATCACATAATTCTTAGTAACCCCTGCGGTCTTCTGGATAGTGCCATCCGGCAACGTTAAAGATCCGTCAGAGTTAAGTGTAAGAGTTTTACTTCCATTAGTTAACTGTGTTTCATTAGCGCCACCGGCATATAGCTCAGTAAAGTTTGCATTTACCTTAGCAAATGCAGTGCGTAGTGCATCACCGTTCTTATCGTTTGCTGACTGTCCGATGTTTATAGTCTGTTGTGCCATTATGATCTCCCTACCGCTACTTCAATAACCCCTACACTATCGTAGTCTTTATCCTCGATAGCCTTACCGATAATGCTACCCAGTTGCGGATTAGTTGCTTTGACAGCACAACCGGGAGTTGCACTGGTAGTTAGCAAGTCACCTTTCTTAACACGACCAACTACTCGACATGGAACACGACCTGCCAGTGCTAGACAAACAGCAATACCCTTTTGGTCCTTGTTCATAACATAAGCAGGATCAGTTGTAACTACGCCAGCTAGTCTAGTGTCATTAAATGTATTACTGATTGTAACTTCTTTATCGCCACCAAATACTAATACTGTACCTGGTTCGTAGTCTTGATCGCCTTCGTAGAACTCAGCTAAGTCAGCGTAGGTAGCTTGGAATTTACTTGCACC